TGTTATTACTTTGTCCGTTTTCTTAAATGAATTGGTTTCTGTAATTGAAAGAGGAGTAGTATTGCCGTAAGTCTTGGTTATCGGATCATAATTAGCAGGGACTTTAACCTTCAACAGTTTAACATCATATGACCTTTCTGGTATTTTTGAAAAGTATGCAGCATTAAATTTAGAAGTTACGATTGCAGAATTAGTATATCTGAATGAAGAAGAATAAATTTCAGTAATGCTCTCTAAGTTTACGAAAGAAACTCTTGAAGAATAAGTATCTTCTGGAGTAATTTTTAATACTGAAATATCCCAGCCCAACCAATTTTCGTTGTCATTTAACGAAAGGAATTTAGAAGAAGCATCAAAAATAACTTGTTTAGAGTAACCTTGGGTAACTTTTCCTTTTGATTGTATTTCGAATACTTGAGGAAATGAGTCTACGCTAACTACTAGATCTTTTGCATCATTGACTACTTTAACTTTATCTGAAGTCAAAGGAATAGTCGCAGAGTTTCCATTGTAGCCTTCTTTATAAATTGGAGAAATTCTAACTCTGATTTTAAAATTATGGCGTATTACAGAGCCTACTCCTGCATCTAACGTCTTTCCATCGGTTAATTCGACTTCTCTAGTTGAGGGGTCTAATGTAAAATTACCATTGGTTTTATTTGCCGCTGTAACGCCTTCTATTTTAAATCCTTTTTCTTGTACAGCTTCTAGATCTTGATATTTTAAAGCAATATAAAGAGAAGAAACTCTAAAAACAAGAGACATCTTTTTGCATTCTCTATTAAGAATGCGATAACTCCTTTGATAATCAAGGACATCATCTTCAGTGGTAGCTAATTGATTTGGTCCTCTTAGCCTTTCTCCTATTGAGCGGATGTAAGAGACATTATCAAACTCTCCTCCTGATGAAGTACCTACTGGAGTTCCATTTGTTACTTGGATATCTATTTGTTGGAAGTTGTATTTGTCTTGACTATCTAAAAGAGGTGTTTGATTCCATTGTACCGATCTTAAATATTTTGATTCGCCGTCGCTTCCTATTACTGATGGATATTCATTATAAGTAACTTTTTTAAAACCTAGATCTCCAACTTGACCTGAAAAAAGATACTGCCCTTCAAGCAAGCACCCAATTGGCCCTTCTGATAAAAGGTCTTTTACTTTGGCGAATTGATATACATTATAAGCAAGCCCATCGTAGACGAACCCCTCAACATCTTCGTATGCAGAAGTTGGTGATGGGGATTGGCTTGATGCGCCACCGCCACCACCAAAACCTTTTATGTATTTAAAATCTTCAAAATTATTCATTTTATATCTTATTGATTTGATCTTTTATGTCTGTTGCTGTCGATTTAGTACCAAGTTCAACATTATTAATAGACACTTCAACTGTTTGAGATCCAATTTTCATCTTACCATAACCAATTGGCACAGGGCCACCTTCTCCAAGAATGTTAGAAGGTCCGTCAAATAAATAGTTCGGCTTACTGCCGTCTTCTTGAATTTTTCTAAAGTCATCAAATTTTGGAGGCGACATCATTAATAAAGTAATACCAGTTACCGCTAATCCGATACCTGCGCCGATTAGTGCGCCAGATAAAACAGTTGCACCTGTTCCTCCTGCGGCCCCTGCCATGCCAAGAAAGGTGACTCCACCTGCTGCTCCTATACCCGTGGCAATCAATATAATTCCAAGAACTAAAGCTAATACTCCTTTTGTGGTGCCGTTGCCGCCTCCGCCGCCAGCGCCTTTAATGATAGGCACAATATCTAAAGTCTCTAATTTCTCATTTATCATTACTAATTCAGAATTAAGAATAGATTCTGGTCTTTCTAGAGAAATCTTTTCTGGATTCATTATTTCTCTTTTATTGACGATCACCTTGTACTCTACGCTTTTTTCTGCCGCTCCAATTAAATATTTCAACAACTTTCCCTTCGACAAAACCTGAATTGCTCGCAGTGCTTCTTTTATGGAATTTACTTTTATTTTCCAGTTCTCTCTTCCTATTTGCTCCGCTATTTCTCCGTGTAAGGTGATATTAGTCATAAAGGTTATGTCTCATTATATAAATTACCCATTTTTTGTGTTGGTTAGAAAGCTTTTCGGTAAGAGAAGTCTTATTTCCGGGATGATGCAAAATCATATCTCCTCCAAGGTGAACGGCGCAATGGATTGGGAAATCGAATCTTTTGGTTCTCATTATCAAGACATCATTCTTTTTAAAATTAGAAACTTCTCTAAATCCGTTGTATTCAAAGTATCTCTTTAAATAGTTATCTTTATCTTTCAAAGCGGCTTCTTCGTCTAGAAGTCTTTTGCTTGCTGTCTCATTATACTCTTCTTCAGAAACATTATTTTTAAGGACTTCTAATTCTGGGCAGAGATGAAGATTCAAATCATGTGCATAATAGTCTTTGACTAGCCACAAACAATCTGCAAATCCCAAAAGGAAAGGCCTTCCTGTATACTGAATTTTATAACTGTTTGGATTATAGATATAGAAAGATCCGCTTTGTTTATTATAAACAACGCATGGCAATCCTAATCTTTCGGACACAATTATATCTGCATCTGAAATGCTGTCAAAATCAATATGAGAATGATAATAGGCAGCGACATTAGACTGGTTATCAAAATTCATCATAAATTCCGTAGCTGAATTGATAAGATTTTCTGTCTTTTGTATTTCTAATCCAGACTCTGAATGTACAACAAGTCCACATACTTCATTATTAGAAGTATTGGCGTGTTCAATAATTTTGTTTTTGATTTCTTCTGTTAACATATTTGATTACTCCTTACGAAGCAGTAGATTCTTCTTTTCTCTGCGTCTGTGAGCTTTTCAATGATTGATTTTTTATTTCTTGGTTGGTGTAAAATATAGTTTTGCCCGAGATAAATACCAAAGTGGGAAGGGTAATTTTCTAGGTATTTGAATGCAATGATGTCGTGTTTTTTGGCATTTTCTATTCCTTCGATCTTAATGAAATTTTCTTTTTCAAAGAATTTATCAAAATTTTGCGAGTCGCAAAACTCTGCTAATTTATTTTTTACAAACTCTGGATAGTCCTTATCCCAATCTGCTGTTCTTTCATAATGGAAAATTTTAATGCCGAATTCTTCATTGTAATAGTTTTCTACTATTGATAAACAGTCAGATACCCCAATCACAAAGTCTTTATCAACGTATTTATTATAGTAATTTTCTGGAGAATACTCTTCAAAAGAATCCCTTTTCAGTATATAAACTATGTTTTTTAGGTTAAGCTTGTGGCTTATCTGTTTGTCTAGCTCTGAGAAAGAGTTGTCTTGTATACAATGAGAATGATAAATCCCAACAATTTTGCCATTCATTGCTGCCTTTAAGTAGTCTAGCTGGCATACAACAAATTCATTTTCCTTATCCTGAGCTATATTTTTACAAGGAAAAGATTCTAGTATATTTTTTTTATTTAGGAGCAAAAGACCGCAACATTCTTCAGGATTTTCCTTTAATGCGTGTCCTTTTATTTTTGCTTTTATCTCATCCGCAATCATTACAACGCTCCTCTATTATAATTAGACACTCCATAGAAACCGCCGAAAGGCAAAGGGTTTTCTCCAAATCTTATTTTGCAACCTTTTACGCTTTTAGAGCATTGGTCAGCTATCCAATACTGTCCATTTGGAGGAGGCGTATCCATAGGGACGTTTGTTTTGGCTACGAAGTAAAAATTAATATTTTTCTTATTAATAAAAACTACATCTCCTTTGTTGTAAGTCGTTGACAATTTCCAAGATTCTATCTTGTTAGTCCCTACGGTTGTGCCAGAAAAAATTGGCATTTTTGAAATTATCTGATCGTCTTCTGTGGCGCAAAGAGGGGCTTTCGCTCCAGTAGAATCGCTTTTATTTGGTATTGGAGTTATAGTGCCATGAGTGTCTTCGCTTAGTTTTCCTTCGTATTCATAAAGACAGCCTTCTCCTCTATACTGCCAAGGGCAAATATAACTTAAAACTCTTCTCTTAGGCAGTTTCGCTCTGTCTAAATCTATAGCGCTTGACAATTCAAACTGAATACTGTTTTTATTTTCAGAAGATTTCCTATCAAAATAATAAATATCTCTGGGAAATTCACAATTAGGATCAGGATCAAACCCTTCTGGTATAATCAATTTATCAGGAGACAGAGTAGATACTCCATCAGCTTGATAAAAATTATTCCTGTCAAGGAACTTGGCAAATGTTCTAATTCTTGTAAATTTCGCGCCAATCAAGTCGCCAAAATTAATAGTTCCTCTAAATAAAGAAAACACATCAAGCATGTCATCAGAAAAACTTATTTGAACTTTGGGTTTTGGAAATACGCCTCTTGAAGCTAATTCAAACCCTTCTGTGGCAAGCGGAGCCGGTAAATAAGCATTTCCCTTCCAATAGATGATATTCCTTCCAAGTTTTAGATTGTTATGAAGACGTATTACTTTATAATTAAAAACTCCATCATCCCCTCCCGGTAATACTATTTGAAAATTCTTAAGATTAACGACGAATTGGGGATCTGTGTCAAAACCAATTTCAGTTAAATCAACTTCAAATAAAGAAATAATAGAAGAAGGCTCAAGAGAGAAAAATTCCTTATTTACTTTTAAAGATGCGTTTTTAATTTCTTGTTGAGTAGCCATAATCTTATGCTGGTACTTCTTCGAAGGTTGCTTTTATAGAAAAATTATTAAAGAATGGATTAGATGATCCCCATCTTCTGCATACAAATAGTTTAGCGTCTGTAGAAGCTACAGAATAAGGGGCGGATGGGTAATAGATAAAAGCAGACTTAGCAGATCTTGCGCTTAAAAAGTGCAAAATTGCTGTACATTCGTCTAGAGTTAGACCGTCAAAGTTTAAATCAAAATTAAGAAGATTAAAATTAATTTGATCGCTTACTCTCTTTTCGTAGCCATCTCCGTATTTAACTACGCTTACTTTTGGTTCAAAACTAGCTTGAGTTTGATAAGAAGGCTTCCAAATAAACAATGGATAGTCTTTTTTGACAACAGGATGTTGAAAGAAGCCTCCCCAATAAGCATCTGAATTAGAAATAACACTAGAGTAAACTGGTGCATTATTCGCAGGTACAGCGGCTTTAGCGTAATAATACCGATTATCTGTGTATACGATAATATCATGCTTATTGTATGCGACAGAATTGCTCCATGAACTAATATTAAAAATTGAACTAGACATACCTTTTACCTTTTACCAACTTATTATTACACTTTTTTGTGTAAATAATAAAATAAGATGGCATTCTCAAGAATAAATAAGAAAAATTTAGATTTCTACTTGAATCAGAAACAGATTCATGGGGTTCAGGATATTCAATGCTCTTACAAAATACCAGTTGACCATAACAAGTTCATTGGTATGAGCAGCAGTACCCATACGCCTCAAGGAGCCAGAATAGGAAGTCTATCTGTAAACAGTTTATTAACAACAAGTAATGACTTTCTTGCACTAACTGGTGATGTCGCTAACTATGGGTTCATAACTAAAAAAGCAAATCCTAGTTCCAATATATTATTTGGGTTCCAAGGGTGTTATTTAAATTCTTATTCATGCTCTGCTCAAATAGATGAAGTGCCTATGGTCAGGGCTTCATTTGATATATTTAATGATGCTGGCACTATCCCTTCTTCGGGCTCTTTTAATTCTTCAAGTGCTGTTTCTTTAGTGAATTCTAATACTATTGATATAGGCATATCAGATTTTGCCACAAACAGAGTATCCTCTTTTAATCTAACAATAAATACTCCAAGATATCCAGTATACTATATAGGCAGTCAAACACCCTTTTCTGTTACAACTGACTACCCAATAGGAGTAGAGTGTGATTTCACTATTTCGCAAGACAGCTATACTCTTCAGAAATTATCTACTTTGAGTTTTGATTTGAAAAGTGCAAATAATTTTTATATAAATACTAAAGATTTTAATGGAAATGCTGTTAATTTTAACTTTGCTAATGCGTTATCTTATTTTATTGATGTTTCCGAAGACTTCTCTGCTAGTGTAAATTCTGCTGTAGAGGTTGTGGTAAAGTACAAGGGGTTTTTTAAATAAGGAAAAAGGGATGAAATATTTTAATGAGTGTGACGTATTCGTCAATTCGATTTTTGGATCAGGGCTAATCCAAGCTCAGAATGCTTCTGTTAATGTAAATAGAAGTATAGATTCTACTTATACATTTGGAAGGAAGAACGCTTCTCAAATGATCAAAACTAAGGCAGATGAAACAACTGTTGATTTCTCTTATTTTTTGTTTTCTGCTGATCCTATTTTTAAGTGTTTCGATTACCTAAAAACAGGAGTTTTTATTAATAGCTTTCCAGAGTCTAGAATTCCTATAGTTTTGAAAATTGCTGGTGTTAGCGGGATGTTCTATCCTTCTAGATTTTCTTTAAATATCGTACCAAATTCAAAAATTCAAGCTACGGCTTCTTTCTCTAATTACTCTGATATTTCGGGATCTTTGCTTGGCAAGGCAACTTCTAATGTATTTAGCAGTGGATCTGGATTGGCGCATTCTTGGAATGTTAGAGTGTCTGGCACTGTGTCAAATACAGCTTATAATGTGCTTGGTCTTGATTATTCTCTTTCCATAAATTGGAATCCAATCTATTCCGTGGGTCAAAGAAGGCCTAGACAGATAGACCTTTCGGCAGGGCAAGAAGATTTTAATTTCACAATTGAGGACTTTAATTCTAATTTTTCTAATTCTGTTGTCGCTACAGCAGAAAATGCAAAAGTTAATATTCGTACTTTCGGAGGTAATTCTATTTTTATTATAGATACGTCTGGAAGTAAAATAGATTCATCTAGCATAACAATTAATGTTGATGAATATGCAGAAAGTAAGATATCATTAAAAAGGAGTTTTTAAATGTTTTTTAATTATAAAAATTGTACGTTTAGCTTAAGTGGCGTTGATGTTCTCGCCTCTAATGTAAACATGTCCCTTGATTCATCAAACACTCCTGTTTATAATGAAGAGTTTAAAAAGAATTCTTATTCTTATGCCGCTGAAGACACAGTAGATACGACCTTCTCAGTTTCTTATTACTTAACAGGTAAAGACTTTGTAAAAGAATATCTATTAGGAGCTAATTCAGAGCAGGGTATTTCTGGAAACTTTTGCGGTTTATCTTTCCAAAATGGTTATATTACAAACTATTCTATAAAAGGTTCTCCTGATGCTCTGGCTAAAGTTGATGTAGAAATCAAAGTTTTCGAGCCTTTGAAAGGGGCTTTCTCTGCTACTACTCCTGCTAACAGACCAGAATTCACTCCATTAAATTTCTCAAGTTTTTATTTATCAGGTAACTTAGATGGAACGCCTTTTGATTCAAATGGTTATAATTTTACTAATTTTAGTTATCAATACCAGAGAGAGGTTCAAAAATACAACAAAGAAGAATCTTCGGCTTTTGATCAAAGCGGAAGAGCTTATTTAGGAAAAAGATCTCAGAGCCTTAGTTTTGAAATAGATAATTTTAATTATTCTTTGCCTTATTCAGGCGTTCCTTGCTCTTTTTATGTATCTTTGCAAACTGGGTCTCAACCATTAGACACATTGTCTTTTGCGGGAATAGTATCTTCAAAAAAATCTTCAGTTGAGGCACAAGGATACATCAGATCTGAGTTTTCTTTAAGACAAGATTTCTCTCATTTTAAACCACTTATTTCAGACTTTACTCCAAGAGTAATTTTGCCGGGAGGAACTGTTACTATAAATGGAAGTAACTTCATAAATGTTAAAAAGATTCTTTTTGGTAATACAGAAGCTTCTTCTTTTAGTGTCGCTTCTACTTCTTCTCTAACCGCTGTCGCTCCTGCTCAATTAAAAGGCGCTGCCCCTATATATATTGAAACAGAAGAAACTAACTCTTCTTCAATATTTAATTTTAAAACAAGCGTAAATAAAAACGACATAAGACTATCTATAAATTTCGAAGGACTATAATATGCCAAGTTACAATACAGGTTCGATAAATCAAAGAATGCGCGTTACGGGCGCAGGTCTTTATGCCGTTAGTGGCTTGCAACTTCCCGGTGCTGGATTCGTAGACTTCTCATATTACGAAGCTGATCCAGAATACATAGAGTTTAATATTCCAGAGAATGTAGTCTTTGGAGAGGCTAGGTTTCATTTTATTACAGGAGATACGATTTCATCTCCAATGTATGTCAGCGGAGTGCCATTTTTCCCAATCCCAAGATTGGACGCAGTAATTCCTCAAACCCAAGAGGTTGGAGAATTTGTTTCAATTAGTGGCAAATCATTGAGCGGTATTCAATATGTGTCATTTAATAATATAACTGGTACGAACATATCTTATCAACCAGACAGCGGTGTCTTATTGGTTAAGGTGCCTAGCGGTTATACAACTGGTCCAATTAGAGTTAGTGGATATAACAACACAGGAATTGTACCTGCGGTTAGTGATTTTAACTTTTATGGTAGAATTTTCATAAGTGGATTTAGCGACAATCTTCCTTATGAAGGGGACTTATTAAGAATTTCTGGTAAGAATTTTAATCTGTCTTATGTAAGCCAAGGATACTTTCCTGTAAATTTTACTACTTATGCAGATAGTCAAGCTACTGGTTTTGTTACCGCAAGGTTTACTGGTGTCGGAGATATGATTTCTGGAATTATCCCCCAAAACGCAAACCAAGGATTTTTAACAATTAACTCAAAAGACAACACGACTTTTACTTCTAGAAGTCAAATCACTGTTTTAAAAACTCCTCAAGTATTTAATGGTTTAAACTTTTATTTAAATTCTGGACAATCAAACATAGCCATTGGTAAGAACTTCGATTATGCAACAGGAATTATTCTTAGTGGATTAAATTACAGAGAACCAAAAAATATATTAAATAGCGGAGTAAGGAGTTCTAACGTTGGTATATTTGGAAGGTCTTTATTGTTTAGCGGAAACTCTTACTTGCAGATACCTTCTCCTTCTGGTGGAGATTTTAATTTTGGATCAGGCATGTTTACTATTGAATTTTCAATTAATCCATTACCGTATACAACCGCTCAAAGAATTGATCTGTTCCAAGACCGAGGTTGGGATGGAAATGGGTTTTATTTTTCTAAGCCTGCTGCCAGTACTGATTGGACTTTCTATGCAGGCAATAGTGCAAAATTTAATATAGCGACTTCTTTAATACCTGCCAATCAATGGACAAAAGTATTAATTTCTAAAACTACTCCCAATGGATATACCTTTTATGCTATTAGCGGGGCATCTAGACAGGTTTTTGGAGCAGCATCAGCAGGAGTTCCTTATACAGTTACAGCAGGTAGCGGATTGTTTATAGGAGCTAATAATCCAGCGTTTTATGCAGCTTCTGGAATTAATTCATTTTCTGGATATATAGAAGATTTTAGAATTGTTAAAGATGCAGGTTTATATAGCAGTATTAATCAATTAGTTACTGGTTCTGGATTATTTGATGTTCCAAATACAAAACTACTCCTTCAAGGAAACTATTCTGACTACGATTACAGAGCAGACAGGACTCAAATATCTAATATAAAAGATATCTCTGGATATGTAGAAGATTATAATTATGGATTATATAATAAGACTTTTCCAATAACTGCTTTCGTTAAAAATTCTAGCAATACTAGCTTAACTTTTACTGGTACAAATGCAGACGCAGGATGCTATGATATCACAATAAGAAACACGGGCGGAAGAGATTTCTTGTTTAAGAATTTTGAAGTCATTAAAAGCTCTCCAGTAATCAAAAACATATCAACCTTTGAAAATTACATAGGAGGATTTATTGAAGTTCTTGGACATAACATCTACCCAGAATCTCAGTTCTTATTTCAGGATACTGGCGATGCTAATTCAATCGTCGAAGCTACTGAAAATGCAAATAGTTATTCTTATCAATCGACATTTAGGCCTCAGAAAGATTTAACGATTTCTAATTCTGTAGCCATAAGCAACAATACTTCTAAATTTGATGACAGGAGTTTCTTGTTTTCTGGAAGCCCCGGTCCTTATATTAAATTTTCAATTACAGGGCAGTCTCCAAACGTTCCTTTAAGTTATGGAAATAGTTTTACTGTTGAATTAGACTTTAAGCCATTAACTTCTTTCTCTGCGTCCGATAGAAAATTTTTAATAGGAAGTCAAAGCGGTTTAAATGTTTTCGTTACTTCTAATAAGGTAGTAATTTCGGGAATAGATTGGAATGGCTTTAACTCTAATTTTTCTGGACAAATAAATGTTTCAGATTGGAATCACTTGTCTATTTCAAAGAGCTATATAAATCAAAGTACGATCAGCGGAAAAATTTTATTAAATGGTGCGCTTATAAGTTTAAGCGGAAGCGATTATTCTTTAGATTTTGCAACTTCTAATTTAGATTTTAGTTTAAATAGTGATAAGAGTTTAACTAGTCCAACTTTTGATGTTTACATAGGAAGAGATTATGCGAATACTCCTGCTAACTATTGGAGTGGTTACATAGATGAAGTGAGGGTAGTTAGAGAAAATCCTTATCAGTATTCTAATTTTGCGCCAATTAGAAGAGCTAGAAATAATTCAACTACAGAAGTATTAGTTCATGCTAATGCTGGGCTGATTGATGATAATGTAAGAAGTTTTGGATACCTAAGTCTTAATACTCCAAACTTAACATCTCTTAGAAAATCTAATTTAGTATTAGACAACTCTAATTCAAGAATTACTGGAGGCTTTGATAAGATATTTACATTCTTAAAGACCCCAACGATAACAGGAATATATCCATCTTTATTAGAACAAGGTCAGCCAGCTACTGGATATGGAAGTGATATTTATTATGTTAGTTCAATTAATATTGGAGGTTATAACGTTAATAATTATACAATTTCTCAAAATGGTTCCGAGTTTGATCAAAAGATAGTTTTCACAGTTCCTAATTTTGCAGAAAACGGAAATAGTTTAACAATTAATTCAAATTACTATAATTATACATATGCAAGTGGCTTGCCGATCAAGAGCGGGACTTTAGTTGTAGACGGGTTTTCTCCATTAACGGGTGCTGCTAATACTCTGATTACTCTTTCTGGAAAATTTTTAAATACCGTTACTTCTATTGAACTAGGGAGACAAGATGGTGCATATAAAGTAATAACAGCTTTCAGAAGGCAAAATATAAGCGGATTAAGCTTTTTTATTCCTCAAGTATATGACGTCTCGGATGGCCCAATAGTTGTAAACGGTAGTTCAAGAGTCACCACTACCGATTCTTTAACTTTTGTTAATCCAATAATTTTAAAAATAACTCCAAACTCTGCGTATTTTGGAGATTCTATTAGCTTGTCTGGAAGTAATTTAAATGCTCTTGATTTTTATGGTGTTGGATTTAATAATGAAATAATAAAGTATCCCCATGTCGTCGCTCCTACTGCAACTGGCGCATTTGTCACTGTTCCAAGAGATGTAAAGAAAGGTTCTTTTAGGTTTTTTAATTCTGGAACTACTGTAGAAATTAAAGGCTTCTCTCCATCATTTAATCCAAGCACTACGATATCTGGATCAAATACTAACGTTTATAGGACTACAGATCCAATTGTGCTTACTGGAATAAATGCTCATAGATTTCAAACTAGAGATTTATATATTAGTGGATTTAATTTACTTACTAACAAAACGGGTCAGTATTTAGCTTCTCAAGCTATGCAAGTTATTGACATATCAACTCTTTCTGGTCTAGCTCAACCTTATACTGGGTACTCTATATTGTCTGGAAATCTAAATATCGTGTCTGACGTTTCTTCTCAAATACCAGATTTAGATCTATTAATAAGTGGTGCAGATATAATCGGAATAGGGACTACTGTAAGTTCTAATAGCTATATTACTTTAGATGGTTATATTGGAAGTGGACAAATTTTCTTCCAAAGAAATAGCTTTGATGCTGATAATCTTTATAAGACAATAACGATCAGACCTCCTTCTATTTCGACATCTACTTTAAATATTACAACTGGGACATTTAGATCACTAATTACGTTAACTGGAGCTAATCTTAATTATGTGACAGGAATTAGATTTGAAGGTGTAACAACTCTTGCAAGAGGCGCTTCTGGGACAATAACTCCAAACTTCCCTTATTTAGCTGCAAATTTTAAATCTGGGATCTCAGTAGTGACTGACGCTAGGGAGTTGAGCAGTAGCGTGATATATAAAGACTATGGTCAATTAAAATTCTATCCTCCATCAATGGTAGGAAGGGGTATGCACGGTAAAGACGCTGAAGATGTAAGACCAATTTCTGGAATGTTCTATCTGCAAACTTACTTGGGAGAAGAGTACCTTGTAACTGGGAACTTTAATTACATTCCTTTTATATCTGTTAATGATGCTTATCTAAATAATAATCTAACTTATAGATTAGATGGAAGCACTCAAGTAAGTGGCTGGGATGGCTCTGTAATTTCTTTTAATGGACAAGGAATAAGATACCTAACAGGAGTCAACTTCTTTACTAAAGTCAATGGACAAATAATAGAAGACTTCGCAACAACATTTCAATTCAATAAAAAACAAGCAAAAATAAATTTCTACAATCAACCGGGAGGCATCATTACTGGTTATAATATCGTAAGTGGAGGCGCTGGTTATACATTCTCTCCTATTAGCATCGGTTTAAATAATGGTGGAGCAGGAGTTCCTACTATAGATGCTATTGTTTCGTTTATGCCTCCTTATGTAGGTCAAGTTACGGGAGTAAATATAACATTTAATCCAACTTCTCCTACTCAAGACTTCTGGCAAGGTAATAATGCTATCGTTCCAAATCCTTCATCAGGTTTCATATTAAGGAATCCTCCAGCTAATCTTGTTTTCTCTGGAGATAATTTTGCAACTCAAAGTGGAGATGGGTCTAAGTATTATGCCTATTATACTGTTTCAACGACTTTTCCATTAGATAATGGTTTTGTGGTTGGTGAAAAATTAGACTTGAGATTAGCTAACTATGGTGCAGTTTACGAGACGACTGATCAACCCTTCTTAAATATACAAAATCCAAATAACTTCGCCAGAATAGCAGACATCGTTTTAACTGGAAACGCTTACGTTGGAGAAAGTAGCTTCACTGTCAGATACGATCAAATATATTCAACGGATGATGCCGATTTTAGTTCTATGGATTTGCAATTTAAGACTTCTGTCCTTTACCCTACTGGATATAATGGAAAGAGGTTCTTGATTACTACAGTAAAGCCTTCCAAGAATGGAAGGAACTTAAGAGTCGATTTCTCTACAAAAGTTCCTCCCACAGGAGATTATGTAAACCCAATAGACCCAGTTGATTCTAAATATCTAAAATTAAGAATTGAAAGTATAAATTCAGAAGCTTCCTTGTTTAAAGGATTGGGAAGCGTTGGTTCAGCGAATAAGGTGTTTGCTGGATCTGTTGGCGCAGGGTCTAGCTCGCCCGGAATTGGAGTTTCTTAATCACTTAGCTTTTTGAATTCTCTCAATCATTTCAAAGATTTTAATCTTTGGAATGTCGGCTATTGACATAAACGAGTCTGCGTTAACGTAGCCTTCTTTTATAAGGCGTTCTTTCAATTTTGCGAAAGTAACGCTTTTATCTTTCATTACTTTTTCAAGAATGGCATGAGGCTCAAATACAGCCGAAGATTCAGCAGAGTCATCGACAACGTTATTCTTCGACTTGCCAATTTCGTCTTGACCGACAATATTGATCTTTAAGAAGTTTCGAACGCAGCGGATAAATGCTCTATTTTCAGCAATCGGACCCAAGAAGTGACGAGCAAAGTCTTTCGTATTACCGGGAGAAGCATCGCCAATAGAAGAGAAGGCTATCGAATTCCCTTGTGTTTCATAGTTTGCAATCCACTCTATTTTACAAACCGCCACTACATAGTCTGAACTTGGAGAGGTTACGGTGTAATCAACATAGAAGAATCCTCTAAGTTGAGCTACATATTTAATCCCAGCGAGAAGAATAAGTAGATCTTTATCTTCTAGTTTGGTGACATCAGTTTCATTGGTCTTATCCCTATTTGGGACAAGGAACTCTGGCTTGATCATTTTGCGCCAGTTAATAGAGCCGTCATCATTAAAGTGGTATTCTACACCTTCAATGAGACCATCAGAGGAACGAACAAGTTTCTTTACGGTATTCACATAGGTATACTATGCGGCAACCGGCGACTTGTCAACTCTAAAAATCCAAAAACTCTCTGCTTCTTTCCAAAACTCTGGGCAGTCAATGACTGGTTCGGCAACCTGCTTCGCTTCCATGCCATTCTTGAGAGAAGATTCGCTTAAATAAATTTTGCCATTACTAATTATTCTCTTGTTCGACTTGTAGAAGGCATTTAAAGTGTACTCAATTCCAGTCTTTTGTTTTAAATTAGTTGGCATTTCTACAA